TGGTACTTTAGATTTTTCTTTAACATATCTCGATTTTTCCACATTGATTACAAAATGATAACCTTTAATATCAGAACCATCTTTATCTTGTTGCCGACCAAGAATCCAGATAGTATCTGCCGAGTAATATGCACCTGTTCCGCCAGAAACAATATCCTTTGGAAAGAGACCAATTTCTTTATAGGTATGATTAATGACACACATTGGAATATCTTTAAGACTTAGATGTGGTGTAATCATTCTGAATAGAGATTTCAGTTGTTTTGCTCTAGACATATCAGCAACTGATTTTTCATTTAATGCATCATCAACTTCTTTTTTAGAAGCCAAATTACCAATTGAATCAATCACAATCATGATTTGGTCTTCACGTTGCAATTCATTTAATTGTTTCATAACATCAAATTTTAATTGCTCAACATCAGTAATTGGTGTATGAATAACAGAATCAGTATCGATTTCAAAAGAACCAAAATAATCTTGTGGTGAACCAAATTCAGAATCATAAAATAGAACCACACCTTCAGGATACTTATTCAAAAAAGATTTCACCATTAATAGTGTAAAACCTGTTTTGAAATGTTTTGATGGACCAGAAATCATTGTTAATCCTGGAGTAAACCCACCATCAATTGTTCCTGATAATGCAACATTAATCATTGGAACAGGTGTAGTAATCATATCCTTTTTACCAAATATTTTGGAATTTGATAATGTAGATGTTTCTTTAACTGTTGAATTTTTGATCAATCGTTCTTTTAAACTCATTTAGTTCTCCTAAATAAAAAAATCATTAAGACTATTTGTTTTTTCAGTTTTCCATCCAATCTTATCAAGTATCGTTTTAATTGGATCAAGAAAAGATTTCTCAAATTGTAAATCATAATCAATATATGATTCAAGATTGAATTCAGATGGAATCTTATTTGAAACAGATATCACATTTTCGTGAAGTGGATTTGGTAATTTTAAGTAACAGAATTTAATTTTTTCCTTATCAAAAATCATTTCATATTTGTTTTCCAAGTTATGTTTTTTCAAATGATGATTAAATAATAAGGCACCACGAACATGAATTGGAGTACCTTTCTTATAGATATTACCATAATCCTTATATTTGTCAAGATTATTTACTCCTCTTGGAAAAGAAATTTCTTCAAAGGATAATGTTTTAAATTTATTTCGAAAATTTTCTATGTATTCAATTGCATCATCTTCATTACCTTGTAGAATCACTTTTAATGCATTTTTAATTGAATCTCTACATGATGATGGTGTTGATGAACGAACAGCTTCAATACCCATCATTTTCAATTTTGGTTCATCATACTGAACGCCTTCATTATTGTGAACATTTAAGATATATCTTTTTTTGGCAATGAATATACCACGATCAGAAATTCCTTCACGTTTCATAAACATCATCTGTTTATATGCTCTCATATGTTCAGCAAGTTCATCAAAAATCTTATCTAAGTATGGTTGAACCTTTTCTTCACAAAATTTATCCAATAGAGACACAATTTTACTTTTATCTGTCATACCAGATTTTTGAACAATTTCATTGAAGTTCATGTATAATGAATCAGTATCAGATGCAATACAATAATCAATATTTTCTGTTTTCAATAGATTATTCATATATTGATTCATTTTGTGTTCAGCCCATTGAATAGTTAATTGACCTGATAATGTAATTGATTCTGCATATTTTAAATCAAACCATCTAAAATATTCATTTGCAAGTGCACCATAAGCTGAATTCAAACGAATTTTTAATGCCATCTGAAGATTATCATACTTAGATATTTCATATTCTAATTTTTTAGATTTTGTTACTTCATAGGTCTTTTTCAATTCCAACATTTTAGTTTTGTACTCTTTACGTTTTAAAAAGAATTCCTCCATCAATGCTGGCAAAAAACCCTGAAATTCCTTTGTATAAGTACAGGAATTTGATGTAAAAGATAAATTGTTTTCATCTAAATAATCATGATACTTATCAATACCATTTGTTAATAGTTGTTGTGTATTAAACTTTTCCTGAATTGTAGATTTGTAGGTATCAGGTGAAATATTATATCCCATGATGATATGTGGATAAAGTGATGTTAAATCAAAGGAAACTATCCAATCGAACATTCCTGTTTGTGGAACTTTAACAAATCCTCCAGCTGGTATTCTATTTGCTTTCTCATAAACTTTCTTTGGAATAACTTTATTCTGATCCATCAAATAATTGTGAATAGTTACATCCCATGATTTAACAGTTGCTAATGAATCATTATAGTTACAACCTGAATCATATGCAATTGTATAAACCAAATCCAATAGTTTCATTTTATCATCAAGACGTTTTACAAGAACACAATCTCGAATGTTATATTCAATGAATTTTTGATGATCATTTTCATATAATGCATTCAATGAACCATAATCAGAATAATCCAATTTACGTTCACCCAATTCAATAAATGCAATATGATCAAGTTTATAGGTTTCTTGTTGTGTATAAGTAAACTTCTTATATAATTGAAGATAATCTAATACACTAATACCAAGTGGACTGAAGGTTTGATTATCTCTACCCATAAATGAAACTGTTTTTTGATCAAGAATACCCCAAGGTGATAATTTCTTTGCGTATTCATCGCCTAAAAGTTTTACGATTCGATTGACACAATATGGGATATCAAAAAATTCCACGTTCCATCCAGTAACGACATCTGGACGATAAACATCATGAGACCAAATTTTGATAAACTTATGTAATAGATCTACTTCATCTTTACACTTAATATATTTGATATTTGAATCATTAGTATCAAAATCCTTATAACCGAGAACGAAGGTTATATCATCATAAAGCATAGTAATTGCAGTAATTTCTGACCCAGCTGATTCTATATCAGGATAACCATCTGCGGTTGATACTTCGATATCAATTACAAGAGTTTTAATTTGATTTGTATCATACTTAATATTTTTAAATGTATCATAGATGTAGACATATGGAAAATTATTGAGTCCATAGATTTCAAAATTATCTACATCTTCATAATTTTTGTAGAATTCTTTTGCTTCATTGATTGAATTGAATGTGATTTTATCCACGGGTTTACCATGGATGGTTTTATATTTCGATTTATTTTTTGATGGAACAAAAAGGTATGGTTTATATTTTATTTCATTTTTATATCGTTTACCATTTTCATATCCACATACCAGGATACGATTTCGTCTTTGTGTTACGTTTGTATAGAAATGCATAAATTACCTCAGAGTATCGTAATTATTGTTACTATACACCGAAAATAATCAACTGTCAATCATTATTTTTCCTCTACAGAGTTGTGTTACTTTAACATCCCAAGATTTAAATGCTGCTTTTATAACAGGAATTGTTAATTGTGGTTTAGAATTGCCACACATGAATATATCCATTGCAGCATAATTTTTTTCTGGCCAGGTATGAATTGAGATATGACTTTCTGCAAGAACTGCAACACCAGAAACACCACCATTTAATTCAAATTGATGTGTATCAATGTGTAATAAAGTTGCTCCTGCTGCTTCTACACATTGAAGAAGAGTGCTATGTATATGGATTTCATTGTCTAAATTTTTGCCATTAAATATATCAATAATCAAATGGTCTCCAGCATATTCAAAATTATCTTTAACAATAAAAAAGTTCTGTGACATTCATTTCTCCAACAAAAAAAGGAACTGGAGCTTTCACACCAGTTCCTTGTGAATAGCAATCTTATTTATTTAAGAACTATTCTTCAATGTCAATTTTTTGGGGTTTTTTATGTTCTGGAATAATATTTTCCAAGAAAATTTTAAGCATACCATTCAAGAGTTTTGTTTCTTGAATTTCGATTGTATCAGCCAATTCAAATGAACGTTTGAATGCTCTATTTGCAATACCTTTATATAAGAAATTTTCTGGTTCATCTGAATTTACTTTACCTGAAATTGTTAATTGATTATCTTTTAATTCAACCTCAATTTCATTTTTAGTAAATCCAGCCAATGCAATTTCAATTGAATACTTATTTTCATCAATTTTTTTGATATTATAAGGTGGAAAAACTGGAAGTGTTTTTTGAGTAGAATTTTGAATTTCTTGAACTCTTCTTACCATATCTTCGAATCCGACAGTCATGGTTTGAAAGAGTGGATTTAAATTTGATCTATTCATATGAATCTCCTTTTAAAGCAAGATTATGTGGACACAATGTCCAATACTAATATAGTGATTATTTTTAAATTTGTCAATAGAAAAAAAGGGGGAAACCTTTTTCAGTTTCCCCTATTGGTAACTTTTATCATGAGACTAACGAAACACGAACGTTTCTCCCCTTTCTTGCCTTCTGTACAAGTCCTTTCTTTTGCAAATCTTTCATTTTTAGTGATACATACGGAACACTGTTTCCAGAAAGTTTTGCAAGTTGTGTGATAGAGACATTAGGATTTCGTTTTAGAATCCTAAGACATGGA